TTATAGGACCGTAACAATTCATCTGACTTATCAATTACTTCTTGGTTGACTTCATTCAGCCTTTTCACCGCAGAAATCAGCCCTCCGACAGCGGCAATAGCCGTCATGCCAATAAACAAAGGATTTGAGAGCATGGCGGCTGCGGTAGCCTTCAAAGAAGCTACATTCAGCCAATTCGCGCTCGTATTTGCGGTAGTAGCCGTGGTTTGTGCGGCCTTTGCGGCAGCCGCGTTTAAAGACGCTTTGGCCTCCGCCGCCTCCAAGGTGGTAACATTTGCCGAGGCCAAGGCTTCAGTATTTTTGGCTTCAGCTATAGCGTAATAGCCTTGCGCGTAATCTCCGCTTTTAGCGCCGTTCATGACATTTAGCCATTCCGCTTCCACCAATTTAACGTTTTGAGTCGCGGCGGCTAACTCTGTTTTAGCTAGAGATAACCTGGCGGATGACGCGCTATGCGCATCCTGCGCCTTAGCGGCAGCCAGCTCCAAAAGCGCTTCTTCCGTTTTAACCCCGGCGTTTTTTACGCTTGCGGCGGCTTCCCTCTCAGTCGCCGCCGCGGTTAGGGATAGAGAAGTAAGCCGCTGCCGTTGCGCTTCCGCTAGTTTAGCATTAGCCGCTGCTTCTTCAGCCTGAGCCTTTGCCAGCTTAACAGATGCCGCAAGCTCTGCTTGTTTTGAGACTTCGCCTTTTAGAGCCGCGACAATTTGGGCCTCCTTGGCCTTGACAATCTTCAACGCAGCCGCAGATTCGGCTATTTGCGCTTGCGTCAACCTTCCGGTTGCCGCGGTTAATAATGCTTGCCCGGACAATAATTCCTTTCCTGTTCTAAGCATTTTGCTTCCGGTCTGTATCAGCTTTCCGCCGGCAGTTATAAACGGACCGACCGCCGCCGCGGCTAAACCCGCTTTAACTATAAACCTCTGTGTGCCAGGATTAAGCTCTGCAAAAGCATCAGCCACGGATTTAACAACGCCCACAGTATCGGATACTACAGGTACTAAGGTTTCGCCCAATGTGATCCCGATGCCCTCTAATTTACTTTTGAGCTCTGTGATCTGCCCCTGCAGATTATCCTGCATGGTATCCGCAACCTCTTTGGCGTAACCGTCCAGCGTATACATTTCACCTGCGAAATCCCTTATGCTATCAGAGCCGGCAGCAAGAAGGCCGTTCAAAGCGCGAAGACCTTCATCCCGTACCACATTCATTAAAGCCTCGTCCCGCTGAGCGTCGGTCATGCCCTTGGTAGCCGTCTCTACATCCTTAACAACATCCACGATATCCCTGTAGCTGCCGTTTAGGTCTGTTAGAGAGATCACCATGTTCCCAACTTCCAGCTTGCCGTCAACAGCGTTTTTCTTCATATCCCGAAGCATAGCGTTGAGAGACGTACCCGCCATAGAGCCTTTCAGACCAACGTCGGCCAGCTTCCCGATCATAGCAGAGGTAGTCTCAATATCTATGTTCATGTTATGGGCCGATAAGGAAACATATTTCATGGCTTCCCCCAGGCCCAGCACATCAGTGTTGGCGTTGTTTTGAGCATAGGCGTATACGTCGGCCACGTGGGCTGCGTTCGACGCTTCCAGCGCGAAAGCTGACATATTGTCGGTCACTATATCAGACGCCTTTGCCAGATCCATATTGGCGGCAGCCGCAAGATTTAAAACGCCGTCAATAGCTTCTACCTGTTGCCTGGCATCCCATCCGGCCAGCGACATATACTTAAAAGCCCCCGCAGCTTCCGAAGCTGAGAACTTTGTGCTCTCTCCCATCTCCTTGGCCTTATCGCTGAGCATTTCAAACTCCTCACCGGTAGCTCCTGATATAGCCTTTACCTCAGACATAGCCGCGTCAAATTTAGCGGAAACCATAGTTATGGCCGTGCCAACCCCGACCAGGGGCAGTGTTGCGCCTTTAATCAGCGCTGTGCCAACAGTAGACATCCCCGCGCCGAGAGCATTGACTCTCTCCCCTGCGGTCTTGCTTTCATCCGAGAATATCATCATTTGCTGTCTCGCGGTCTGCAGTGAGGATGTATATTTACCAGTATCAAGTGTTAAATACGCTGCAACGGTACCGGCGTCAATTGACATAGTCTCACCTTCTTTTCCAAACAAAAAAAGACGCTTATAAGCGCCTTATTTCGGTGTTTACTTTTTATTCGATTGTGCTATAATAAAAGCAGGTAATCACCACTGATGTGGCTCACCTATGGGTTTATGTTACTTAACCACTCAGCTACGGCGATAGCAGAGTGGTTTTTTCTTTATCTGAACTGAAAGATAAAGGTTAGCAACGCCATCAGAAACAAACCGAACGTTAAAAGCAACGTCAGGATTTTATATGTATCCTTCATGAGCATCACCACCTATCATTAGTAAAATTAATAAAATGATAGGCAAGCCACATCTGCTTGATTACCTGCGCCGATATAACAACATAAAAGGCTAGCGATTCCAAGAGAAAAACCAACTCGGTTAAGAGTTGGTCTCAATGTGCAAGTACTCTTTTAAAGCTGCCTGTAAAACCTGTGAAAAATTAACATTGTTTTCCTCCGCGATTTCCTTTAGCCAAGCGGGAATAGTAAGATTTGTTTTGACAGCCCTATTATCTATTTCATTCTTCACCATATCAGGATATACTGTTACAGAAGATATAATATATCCTGCTGCTGTTTCTTTATCAATGTTTAATTGATTCGGAAAGCTTGGATCCGGCAATTCATCCTTGTCCTTTTCCATTCCGTAAATGTGCAATCCCAACGCGTCGCGCGCCATTTTTACTACTTCATCGTATGTTTTACCGTACGATACACAGCCAGGCAGGTCAGGAAAATAAACGCCGTAACTGCCGTCGTTATTCGGTTCAAACACAGCAAAATAAGTTAATTTACGCATAGTATAGCCTCCTATTCACAACAAGCAGGGCCTCTATTTCAGACCTGCTTGACTCAATATGCTGTTCAGTGTACCCGGAGGGATATCGCCGTTATGGTTTGGTATTGTTACTTTTCCCTTTTTGGTATCGTGTTTATACTGTTTATGCGAACCAGAATTACTTTTTGTCTCATACCAACCGTCGGCTTTAATTATTTTTTCAACTTCTCTTACTTTCATTGTCTCGTCCCTCCTGACACTCTTTATTATACGCATAAATTATACGTATGTCAAGAAGCTAAACTAAAAATTATATGTAAAAATCAACCCTTAAAACCCCTCAAAAAACTAATCAAATCACCGCCTCTCTCCTCCTCAATGGCGTCCTCCGCCCATCTAGGCTCCTTATGGTCTTTTTTCGACAGCTCCCCAATAATATAATCGCAAGCCTCATCAAAGCAAAACGCGGTGTACCCGTCCGCGATCTCAAGTATACTGCTGGGCCGTTCCTTAAACCTCAGACTTTGATTCAGCACTCGTATCAGCTGCTTCGACATTACGAAAGCGCTCCAGCATCTTTACCCCCGTTTGTGTGTAATTAAAAATCTGAATCAGCTGCATATCCGTCAACGAAATGCCGCTCTCCTCAAACTGCTGATAAGTAGGCTCAACAAGAGCATTTTCAGCTACTATGTTCAAGAGCTCTGCCATATCCTTAAATTTATGGCCGTCTAGGTCGTTATCCACATTATCCTCTTTATCCTCATTTCCGCCCTTACCGTCGAACACTTCCTTCGCCGCGCCAAGCAGAGGGTTAGGTATGACCCCCCTTGCAGCCAGCATATACAGCGAGGGCCTTTTCAACCTAACAATGAAGGGCTCCCCCTCAAAATAAGGGGAAAGCTCAACAGCTTCCCCCCGGGACATTTCTCTGATCCTATCCAGACTTGTTATCTCCATACTGATTTATCCTCCATTCTTAAGCTATTACCGGCAACGAGTCAACCATCTCGATCTTGTACGGCGGCTGTCCTGTGGACGGCGCGGTGTTGATGGTATAAGTGGCAGCGAAAAACTTGTCATCCTCAAAGGCCAGATCAACAGGCTCGCCCTTCCCGTTTGGCAGCGATAGCTTGGCATAGCCCACTATGTCGCCGCTGGTGTCGGTTTCCTCCGTGTAAATATCCACGGTGAACGAATCTAAATCAGGAGTCCCCCCAGCCGCCGGCGGAGTGTAGGACTTAAATTTACTTTTGTCAGTATCTATCTCCACTACACCGCCTTGGAGCAGGCAAACTACCTCAGGCAAAAACATGTTGTCCTCGAATTCCACCGCAACGCCTTTTATGACCGAGGGGAATTTCTTCATAGCTTTAAGCGCGCCTTTTATGATCAGCTCGGTCTTTTTGCCTTCCTCAATATCCAGCTTGGCATTCGCCTTTGTAGCTGTAGAAAATGAATATTTTTTATCATCCTTATCGGTCAGAACAACCAGCGCGACACCGATAAGAGGCAGCTCTTTTACATTATCAGACATTTTCAATTTCTCCTTTTTCTAATTTGATATTTTATACTTGTCGTATAAGCCTTCTTATCATCATCAATGATAATAGGCGTGATTATGTGTGTAGGCTTTAGCTCCCTTATTGAGCGAAGACACCTATCAACCCTGTCCCTATAGGGCTCAACCTCCGAGTAACCGCCAAACGGATAAAAGATCATTATATCTATCAACCCATTATTGATAGGCAACCCGGCATAAGGACTCTGGCCGTCGTCTTTAATAACCACATATGGGCTTTTACATACTCCGTTATGCTGCCCGATGGAGTAGGGTGTAAAGCCGCCAGCCTCTAAAGCTTCCCATATCCGTCTAAAAAACATAGCTCCACCTACTTATCCAACAGCTTATGCATACCCTGTATCAGCTCAGGAGCCAAGGCCTGTATCGTGGGCCAAAGCACGGCATTTTTCTTTTCATTGGCAAGCTCCAGACAAGGCGAGTACTCCATATTACCGGAAACATACACATCTATATGATCACCGTTCCACTCAGCGCCGCCCTGAATACTATTTCGAGCATTACCAGTCCGGTCTGCCCAGGGCGCGTCTTTTTTCGCCTTTGCCTCCAGCTTTTTTCCGGCGGACTCACCGTATTTCTCCACAGCGAAACGCATCTTTAGCTCCGCTTCCGTCATGCCCGACAAAAAGCCGGCCCCGTCGAAATCAAGCCCCATATTCTCACTTCCTCTCAAGCGAAAAATCAAAGTACACATTCAAGGTATTGCCCAGATCGACGATCTTGTACCGTGTACCACCTAAAACAAAAAAATCTCCTTCCTGAACGAGGAGACTATTTTCATCGATAATGGCCATAAACTTTTCCTGCTGCTTGCTTTTTACGGATCCGCTATCTGAAAGGTTTAAGGTTATAAAGCTGTTCCGGCCTTTGTAATACTGGCCGGTCAGCTTTACAACGAACGTTTCGCCCACCGGCTCCTTTAAATCGTTCCGTGCCTTCCGGTACACTTCGATATCGTTCGGCAGCTTATTGATCGCCTTGGACACCTTTTGCTTTAGCGCGTTAACGTTTATCGGCAAGATAATCACCCCTCCCGATATTTCCGCCGGCGTTTTCCCGGTAACGCTTCGCAAGACTCAGCCAATACTTCCTGTTATTTGGTACGGTCAGCCCGGAAGGCAAAGTAATGGAATCATCCTCCGCCTTACGCAGCAGGGCCTCAAAGCTGGCCTTCCTCACATCATATCCGCAGCCCTCAAGGATATCGAAAAGCTCCTCGTCTTCGAAAAACGGGGAGCTTGATTCCCTGATATTATTCTTCAGACGGCAAAGGGCTTTCTCTTTCTGACCCGATGTCATTATCGCACCTCCTGACCTGCTTCCGCGTCAACCGTCAGCCGACAGAGCCTTAATCAGGGCCTCCCTCGGCATTTGGGAATAGCCGGGTATACCTTTTTCTTTCGCCAAGGCTTTAAGCTTCGTCTGGCTCAGTTCCCGCAAAGGAGTATCCCTTACCGTCATTGCGGGCTCGACCCGCAATCCCCCCTCACTGGCCTCCCCCGTCACTGCGGCCTCTACCTCCCCCGTCATTGCGGGCTTGACCCGCAATCCCCCCTCATATTCATCCACCGGCAAAAATCCAATATCCTTATACGCCTGCTCATACTCCTTTTTCTGAAGGAGCAGAGTAGTCTCGCCGTTAGTTACCTCAATCATACCCCGCTCTTCCTCCTCCTTTTTCACCTCATCCATCGGCAGAAAGCCCATGTCCTTGTATATAGCCTTATAGGCTCCCTTGGAAACATTAATTATTTTGGCGCCGTTTGTATAACGCATTAATAACCCCTCCCTTACACAACGTCGGCGATGAAAATCTCATCAATCCGTTCAAAAGAAGGCAGTGTAATCATGGTTGCCTTGGTTTCCACGTTGACCGGATCTTCCTTTTTCATGGTCGTAATGGCTACGCCGGTATCTACAATGGACACGCTGGCGCTGCTTCCGCTCATAAGGTCGCTTTCCTCCGGCGTAGTACCAAAATAGGTATTGCCGAGGCCGCCTTCAGGAATCAGGGTAACGGTATCATCAGGATAGAAGTCTTTTTGAGCTCCGGCCTCATCCATGAATTTCTTGTTATAGACCTGCACCTTAAGGCCAATCTTGGACACAAGATACTGATCCAGCATTGAGTCGGTCAGAATAATGTTCTGTCCGCTTAAAACATTCATATCCATCTTAATGGACTTGTTTCGCAGCAGATAGCTCCAGGTCTTTCTCCTCATGATGGCCCGTGTGGGACGAACACCGGTATTGTCCTCCACGGTATCCATCCAATTCTGAAGGTCTACCAGAGGCACGGCGTTAACAGTGTCGCTCCAGGGCGTTAGAGCGGTACCCTTATGCTCGCTCTTCATCTGGTAATCGTAGTCCAAAGGCGCGCCGTTGGCAGTTATGGCAATCATTCCCGTGGACAGCACCTGCATCCGCATTCTTTCAGCCTGCGCCTGAGCGCCCTCCACAAGTGTCAGCTTATCGTCAAAAATCTTGTTGATGATAACATCAATATAAGCCTGATTACCGGAAGCAATAACCTTGTTAAGCTCCTGCCTGTCAGCCTCCTTGATAAGCATAGCCTCCTTGAAAAAAGGCATTTCCGTCCTAATCTCACTAAAACCGACGCGGTCCCTCAGTACGGCGCGGCTGTCAAAAGCAGCGGGCTTAAGCACGACCGGCAGCCCCTTGGAGCCTTTGATCCATTTCAGGTCCAGTCCAAGCTGCTTCCTGGGCGGGAAAAGCACCTGGCCAAGATAAGGGATCTTATTGCTGGCCAGTGTGTTGTAGTAAGTTGCTATCTCCTTCGCGGTTACAATGTCAAAAATAGTAGGCATAATTAATTCTCCTCTCTTAATTCATAAACTTGATCAGGCTCAACGCAGTCTTAGCCTCTGCGGCAGGCGCTTCCGGCAGCTTCGTCAGGTCGATAAAGCCGTGGATTACCATAGCTCCGGCAGCCGGGCCGTAAGTTACGTCTACGCTGTTCAGCAGCACACCCTCCGCGCCAGAGCCGTTGGTTTTCACAACCGGCTCGCCGCGATTCTCAAGAACGGGCCGTGCCTTACCTGCGATGATCGTTCCGGCAGGGACCACCTTCTTGCCGTTTACCACAGCGATCCCCTCATCCGATACGATGACGGATGTGGAAACGAAGTCGTTAAACTTCAAAATTTCCTTGTTGGCAGAATAATGCTTTACTTCAAATTTGCTCATTTTTCACATCTCCTTTTTTAATTAAAAATATGGATTCTCAGGTTCAGCCCCGGCGGACTTACTTGCCTCCGCCAAACGCTTGCCAATGCCATCGTCGCCTTGCTGGTTAGAATCACGCCTCCCGAAGTTACCCTCGCTTCCGGTACCGCCGCCTCCGTTACCGCCACCATCGTCAAACATATAAGCGTCACTTTTCCGGATAGCTTTAATTTGCTCATCCAGTCCGGTGACGCTCCCATCGTCATTCAGCTTCAGGTTATCCTGTTTAAGCAGGGCCCTTACAGCCTGCGCGTTTTTTGCCTTGGCGGCGCTTAGGGCCCTTTCCAGCGCATGGTCAAACCGCAAGGCTTCAAGCTGCTTCCGCGCCGTATCCTTATCGGTCTGTATGCTCTGCTGAAAGCTGTTGATCTGCTCCTCCAGCGTGCTGCCCTTGGCATCCTTAACTAGAGCCTTTACCAGATTTTCAACACCGCCGAGCTGAGTCTCTAGGGCGGTCTTTGCCGCCTCAAGCGTCGTATGATCAGCCTTCTGCACATAACCTTTCAACCCCTCCGTCCATGTTTGAGCCACTTTTTCGGCTTGCTCTTCCGGTATTCCCAGGGCTATAAGTTCTTCCTTGGTCAATATAATCATCTCCTTATTTAAAAGAACAAAACGCGCTGTGCGCGTATTTGTTATCCATGATTTGTCTAGGAAATTGCTTCCGCATGCGTTTCGCCGCGCTTCTGGGCGAAACGCTGGAATCAAAGCAATTTCCTATGACAGAACAAAACGCGCTGCGCGCGTATTTGTTTTCCGTGATTAGTCTAGGAAATTGCTTCCGCATGCGTTTCGCCGCGCTTCTGGGCGAAACGCTGGAATCAAAGCAATTTCCTATGACATAAAAAAAAGACACCGTTAAGCGTCTTTGTAAGCAATACGGCATCTTTCAAAATTATGACCATTTTTATATTTAGGCAACTTCGGTCTTTTATTTTTAACTGTTAACCTAAACTATTTGGCTTGTATCTGTTAGTAATTCGCCCTATTCAGAATGCAATTGGTTTTTTAACCAAACCGATCTCGTATGGCATGTTAATACCCTCTGCTTTTGCCCTCTCATGAATATCAATATGCTCTTCTATTTCATCCTCAGTATAGCCAAACTCTTTCATTTTCTCAATAAACTGCTCCTTGGTCAAAATAGCCCCCTCCGTTTCGCTGCTTCCTTCACCTTGGCCTTATATGCAATAGCCTCCGGGCTGTCAGGAACGAACTTGATATTGTACTCCCTTTCGATTGCTTCACCGATCACTCTGGCAACTTCTCTTGGCATGGGGCTGTTGCAGTATTCAGCCCAGCCTTCCGCAATCATCTCACTGTACTGATCGGGATTATCGTTGTTCCAGGCATATTCTGATATAGCAGAGGTTAATTCCGACCTCGATCTGCTGTCAAACAGTATTCGTATTTCTGGCATTTTCTCAATCTGAAGCAAATCATCAAGAACATGACCAACTTCATGGTCCAGAACATAGTGTATAGTATCACAATATTCCGGATGAAACTTTGACTTCTCATCTCTTTGCAGCGCGGATACAAAATTAGCGGAATCCTTGCCCCAATCCCTATTTACTGTAATCCCTTTAAAACGGCTGAACGGCTCATCAACCGACGACCAAGTTGCAGCAAAGGTATCCTTACTGACAGCCATACTTCTCATGGCAGCTTTTGTCTTTGCATCAGCATATGGCTCAAGCGCGCTTACAGGCAAATTGGGATTGATTTTCGTATACTCATCAATGTAATATTGCCTCAGCACAGGCTTTAGCGCCTTGTTCCTCTCGTGGCACTCTCCAACAAAGCCAAAATTCTTCTTTAGCTCCGGGAAACGTTCAAAACTGTCCTTTAAGCCTTCATTCCAAGCATTTGCCGTTTCAAGGTCTACACCTTTGTAATTGACAGTTGGGACGCCCAGCGTAGTCCTTGCGTACTCTTCAGCCTCCTTAATTGATCGAGCAGGAGTAAAACCTTGCTCTTTAATTATACCATTATCGCCGGTTTTATCAATCTTTTTCTGCTTCTCAAACCACCTATCCAGCTTAGGATTATCCCCGCCATCCGCCCAGTCCCTCAACTCCCGTGCAATCTCATCCATGCTCTTAGCAAAGCACGGCGCCATCGTACACATACCGTTAGGGTGATCCAGAGGAACATTACCTGCAGGGTACACCCCCGGCCCCAGCCCATAGTAATCAGCTTCAGCCCTTTCCTGGCACAGCTCACATATACTGTCATGG